TCAAACTCACCATCACCAGCTCTTAGATTGCCATCACCAACATAAAACACAGGATGGTCTGTATCAAAGTTTGTAATAACATTATTATCCCAACCTTCGCTATCTTTTATATCTATAGCATTATCAGTGTCATCAAATGCAATTATAAATGTTTCATTAGCAGTTCCTCCATCTAATTGTTTGTCACTAGACATAGTAAACAAACCTCTATTTGGAAGTATTAATAAATCATTAGTATTGCTATCATCTTGACTAGCAGAACCTAAAGTTTTTAGTCTTCCTAAAAAATCAACAGCTACATCTATTGAATCGGGAGATTGGTTGTCTTGTATATCTCTAGGGTCTGCATTAGTATTAATACCTCCATGAAACCCTTCAATCTTAAGAGTTTGTTTAGGCATTGGATTGGTCGTATTCTATATCTTCTATGATGAGGTTTTGAGCATGCTCTGGTAATTCACATATAGAACAAGTATCTTCAGTAAAGTCTATTTCAGAGTTTTCATCGTGTTCAAAGATGTCTAGTCTAAGACCACCTTCAGAACCAGCAATGGCTCCTCCATTTCTTATTACTACTTCCGATTCGGAATCCCTCTGTAAGGAATCAATCGGTTGAGAATTTCTTTCCTTTTCTTGCATCCTCCACACTCCTTTATGTAACCTCGACTAACAGTTTTGATTGCCCTACTAACAGTATCCCCAAAACCTACATCGTTAGAAAATAGGTCTATGTTTATTTTTTTACCCATTAATAGAAAAGGGTGAATTAATATCCACCCATTCCTCTGGCAGGTTTCATCTTAGCTTTCTTCTTCATCTTACCCATCTTTTTACCACCATAGCTAAGACATTCATCCATTGTCTTGTACTTTTTTCCTGGCCCTACCATTGTTTTGCATTTCATTGGACTTGGCATTACATGCCTCCTTTCATTGATTTATTGATTGCTGCTGACCTTTTGCTTTCATAACTAGATACTTTATTATCTTTGTTAAGGTCTGCTTTTTTAGTTACGCACTTTTTTAACCTAGTGTCGTAAATCTTTCCTGTTGGACATTTTTTCATTTTCATATTATAACTCCTTCTCATACCACCAGTTTTTAATTTTGTTGCACCACCCCTTCCTGTGTCTGGAGCTGCTACATCTGATAATCCAAATACGTCTGCCATTACTTCCAACTTATCCTTTTGCTACTTGTTTTCTTTTTCATAGCTGAAGTACATTGTGCCATTGTTGGTCTACAAGCTGGGTATCCTCTTCTTTTCTCGCCTTTACGTCTTCCACAGGGTTTTCCTGTCTTACAATCAACCCAACCTTTGCCTTGATTCCTTGAGAACCATTTTCGTAAACCATCTTTAGCCATTACTTCTTTTTCTTTTTACTTGAGTTGCCCCAATTAGCAGCTCCTACTTTACGACACTTAACTAATGCTCCAGAAGCATAAGCTGAAGGCCATACCTTGTATCTTGCTTTTACTTTGTAATAACACGCATCTTTCTTAGACATTTAACACTTCCATTTTCTTCTAGCTTTACAGATTCTTTTATCTGGTGTTTTAGAGCAACTTATATTATGCATTTTCATTTGACCTAAGGACCTAGCGCAAAAAGATTTTTTTCTTTTTCCACCTTGTGGTTGCGGTGGTTTTAAATCAGAGCCAGGATTTTCTCTTTCATAAGAACGCCTTCCTCTTTCATTCAATCCACCACTTGGTGATTTACCTTCTTTTCTTTGCCACGCTGGTGATTTAGCCATACTATAATCCCATTCTTACTAAAACTTTTTCAAGTTTTTCCCTTAGTTCTTCCAACTCTCCGTAAATGAACTCAATATGTTTTTCAGTTGCGGAAGGTTGTTTCTTTGCTTGTTTTTTAGCTGCTGGCATTATGCACCAATCTTTTTGAGTAATACACCTTTAATTACTTTCCAAAGTGCCTCAAGTATTTTTTGTTCTGTTTTTTCAGAGATGATTGGAATATCTACTGCTTTGTTTATTTCAGCAATTACCTCTGCTCCGTTTTCATCTGACAATAAGTCATCTGCTATTAACTTTGCTAACATTATATTATCCTCATTATTGTATTTACGATTACTGGAAAAGTAACAAGTGCAATACCACCCCATACTTGGAGTTTTGCAATTTCTTTTTCATTGCTTGTAACTCTACCATTTAACTTGTCTAAATGTTTTTCTATCCTACCTAATACAGAATAAATATTTTTTAATCTTTCGTCATGCTTTACTAATACTTGATATATGTCTTTATTGTCCATTAGTTTACACTATCTGCTTGTGATTTAGAACCTTGTCCAGAACTGTAGTATTGTATTGTATCTTGTTGCATTTCATTTTCCATTTGCTTTTTTAATACAATTGAATATAATAAATCAAGATGCTTTAATAAAGATGTTATCTGGGGCATTTCGACAAGTAGAGGTTTTTCCTCTTCTTCGTATTGAGCATTATATATATCCATTAATTTATGCATTAGTGTTTCCCATTTATTCTTGACAAACTACCTTCTACTCTACTAATCTGGTTGTCTAAATCATTTATTTCTTTAGTAATACCATCAAATTTTCTATCAAGTTTATCATCAGATTTGTTCCATCTATCTATCAATTTTACTATCATGCCTTCCATATTTTCTAATGTTTCACTTTGACCTTTGTTTTCTACTTTTAAACTTTCTAATGTTTCTTGTTGTTTTGCAGATTTATTAGAAAGAGACACAACTAAATATACAAACATAGCACCAACAACTCCTATCATTCCTGCTTCGCCATATATTTCCATAAAATCCATATTATCTCCGCTTTTTCTTACCCCAACTAAATGGATTAAGATTTAATTCTTTTTCGTAAAATGCTACTTTCTGTGCTAATTCTTCTCTTTCTGCTTTTTCTTCAACAATATGTTTACTAAGTAAATTTTCAATTTGTTCATCCGCTGTTGCCACTTTATTCTCCAATGCCTTAATCCTACCTTCAATCTGTAGGTAACCATATACCAGCCCTGCGACCAATACGAGTCCTTGAGCCAACCACTTGAGATTAATGCTAACAATGGCATTATCATCAAGAATGGTAGTGCGATAACTTCTGGCGGTATTAGGTTTTCCACTCATTTAACCTCAACATATTCCCATTCGTCATGTAAATGACACCAATTTTCACCACTATATATCTTATTTGCATACCAATGTTCGACACTATCATGTGCTATTATTTCTATGAACGCTGTATTTTTTATCGTGTCTTGAGGAGTTATCTGAATCCCTCCTATACTCCAACCTTGACTGCACCCTGTTAGATTTATAAAAAACAGGAAGGTCATAACTCGTACTAACAACTTCAAATCCTCCATTCTTTAACTTTTTTATTGTTTTATTCATAATGTTTTAATTACACAATTTTCTAATTTATGTTTACCTATAATCATTCTGCCAGTTCCACCACCATGTCTAGAGTCACATTCATCTACATATGCTTTTTCTATAGTATCCCAACTATCACTTCGTTTGATTATTTCACCATCTAATACTAAAAAGTATTTATATCTGGAAGGATAAGACAGGGTCTCAGTCGTACCATCTAAGTATTTTTTCGTTCTGACAACGCCGGGAGTTGTATTCCTGTAAAGGCGCAAATAGTGACCCTGTGAACTTTTCCTTATAAGCATTAGTCTTCTTTAACCTCTTCTTCAGATTCTAATGATTCTTTCAACATTTTAACAAATGCATCGTGACCTACTCTAAGTTGGTCTGCAATAAAACCATTAGATGCCTGTTTGTTTTGTATGTCGTTTATATGATTTACCATCATCTTCTGTTCGTCAGTTAAGTCTTCAATGATATACTCTTTACCATCAAGATTAATAACTGGCTTTTCTTTTTTTTCTTTAGCCATTATTGACTCCTTGTTTAGTTAACAATTACAATTTTTACACTTACAGCATTTACACATATTACTTACCTTCTAATTCTTCTACTCTTGCAGATAGCTCTTGTACAGCCTTTATTAAAGGAAAAATAAGATTTCCATAAGTTAAAGTCTTAATACCACTATCTTGAGTAGGTGCATAGGTTTCTGCATTTCCAACATTATGTTTTGCAAGTGCCGATTCAACTTCTTGTGCAATTAACCCAACTTGTGTTTCTGTTGGGTCTTCTAGCCTTTCTACTCCATCCTCATCCCATTTACTATCTCTTATTTCATCTGGAAAATCTGCTGGGTTTTTGTAGATATATGTTTTAAGGCTTAGTTCTTTTATAAAGTCAACACCTTTTAAATCATAGTCTTCTACGTTCTTTTTAGTCCTTTCATCAGATGAGTATGCAGTGATGCTTGTAACTTGTGCTTTAATAGCCGATATACTTGTATTACCAAATGCTATTTCATTGTTACCAGTTCCTGTTGCACCTTGACCTATAGCTATTTGATTAGTTGCTCCACTTGCATTTACATTTGCTTGATAACCAATACAGACATTATTTGAACCTGTAGTAATTGTTTCCCCAGCAAAAGAACCAACGCCTGTATTTTGAACACCATTCTGAACTCCAGATAAGCTATTTCTTCCAAATCCAGAATTATTGTCTCCAGTAGTAAGAGCATTTAAACCATCTAATCCAACAGCAGTATTATTAGTGGCACCATTCATTGCACCTTGCATTACACCAGCACCCACTCCTGTGTTAGAAGTACAGGCTGTTGTAGTCCAATCTCCAGAGCCTGCATTTGCACCAATAAAAGTATTGCTTGTATTTGCAAGACCACCATCTTGACTCATCACATTATACCCAAGAGTTGTATTATAATTTCCTTGAGTGGTTTCTAACATATTGTGATAACCAACAGAGGTGTTTTGTTGCCCTGTAGTCAATACTTTTAAACTTTGATAGCCAATAGCTACTGTTCCATTTGTGGCAGTAGTTGTATTGGTAGCATCTCCATAAAAGGCATTTGCACCTATGGCTACACAATGTGCAATTCCATTAGCAGTGCCATTCATTGCCCTCATTGCAGAATCACCAATAGCAACATTCTTACTTGGGCTTACTGCCGCCAACATAGCTTTATGTCCTAAAACAGTATTATCTGCTCCATCTCCATCTGTATCTCCATTTAGAGCTTGATAACCAACAATGGTATTAGCACCGCCTGTTGTGGTTACTTGACCAGTTCCAGAGCCGATTGCAACATTGTCGTCAGCAGTTGTTACTGCGTTCAAAGCTTTATAACCTACAGCGACATTATCGTGGGAATCATTCATATTCCCAGCTAAAGAGCCTGTACCAATAGCAATGTTTTGTTCACACCTATTACTTGTCCATTGACCACCCATAGCGGCTAATACACTTCCAGCCGCATTTTCACCACCGATAGCTATGTTAAGGTCATTTTGCATACCATTATCACCGAACATTGCATTATATCCAATGGCTATATTAGAATCGCCTATGGTAGTTTCAAGTTGAGCCTGATGACCAACAGCCAAATTCTTTTTTCCAGATGTCAATGCGTTAAGAGCTGAATACCCAATGGCAACAGTACCAGTAGCATCAGTAGTAGCATTTGAATATAATGATTGAGTACCAATAGCAACCATTTTAGTTCCTGAAACAGTTCCAGCACCAGCGTTCATTCCTACGAAAGTGTTATCTGCTCCGTCTGTCATTACAAGACCAGTTTGCCTACCAAGAAAAGTGTTGTTACTTCCTGTGGTTAGTGAATAACCAACCCTGTATCCAATACCAGTATTTTGACTATTGCTTTGCCCACTTGCTCCAAGACCAGCTTGATACCCTACCCAAGTATTTAATGTGCCTGTAACATTAAATTTACCTGTTTCTAATCCTAATGCAGTATTACCACTTGTACCGCTACCAACATTTTGGGAATACAATGCCCCATAACCAATCGCAGTAGATTTATCGCCAGCATCTTCAGTATAAAGAGCCTCTTCACCAAATACTGTATTATAATCACCACCAGACGCTATAGAAAAACCAGCTTTCTTACCAAAGATTGTATTATAATCACCACTATCATTATTAGATAGTGAGATTCTGGAGTTGGTGTCAAGTAACATAACTGTTGTTGAAGGAGTACCATCACTTGCACTTGTTGTTATTTCA